AGAGGCTTTGTCCGAGTTAGTCTTGATCCATGACAGCAGCGAACCAAGCTTACGAGCAATAGTCGATGTACCAGCCGAACGACCTTGGTTAGCGCACAGGATAGTCTCCAGATCACGCTTGATCTCAGCCGATGCTTTAGCCAGTTGATAAGCCTTTTCCGACTTACGACCTGCCTTGTTTACTGTGTCCAGAGTACCCGAAACCTGAACGGTCTTTTGGATAATCTGAGTGTAGTTACCAAGACGAACGGTAGGAGCCAGAGTAGCCGAAGTAGCGTCTGCACCTTCAACAGCAGCGTTAGCCGTAGTAGCAGCAGCCAACGAGTCAGTCTGCCATTCGTGATAAACGGCTGTTGCTTTAGTCTTACCAACCGAACTCATAAAAGGAGTTTCAGTAGGCGAGATGTCATAGATGATGTCGGTCAAATCTTCCCGCTGACCAATCGCGGTATGTGCTGTAAATGTAGGCATGATAGTTCCTATAAGAATCGTTCAAATGCTCTTGCGGCATCAGCAACCCTTCCGGTCTGCTTTGCACGCGCCTTTAACTTATTCAGTTCCTCGTTACTGTCTCTGCTCTTTCCTACACCCGACTTCATAACTTTCGGGGCTTCGTTCACCTTCTTCGTGATGGCAGGTTTCGAGCTTTGCAACTTATCGTATTGCATCGCCTTGTATAACGCTAGAACTGCACGAGAGTCATAAACTCCCGCTAACTCTTGTTCAGAGAATCCTAGTTTGAGTCCAAACTCCCTAAGCTCCCGCTTCATCGCATCACCACGCTTCGGGTCAGCATACTCAGGAATAACCTCTGCCAGCTTACGAGCCTCAGCCTGTATCACAGACCCTAGCTGCTCCTGACGTTCCTGCTCCTGCTGCTGTGCAATTCGCTGTCGTTCGGCTTGAACTTGAGCTAACTGCTTCTCCCGTTGAGAGAGTTCTGCGACCTTCACGGCATAACCGATAGGATCGTTTTCCTTCAAATAGTCCAGATTCTCTGTTTCTGGCTGCTGGTTGAGCATCTGCTCGATAACCTGCAACCTCTCCGCATACTGGTCTCGTAGGTACTTGGCTTCTTCAATACGCTGTCGTTCAGCCTCGACTACCTTACGTTCTTCAGCTACGGCTTGCGATTTCTTTGTATAGTCTGTGCCAAGTTGATAAGACTTGATTAGCTCATCAAGGGTTACCTCACGTTCTTCTCCGGCTGCTTTCACCCGGAACGTCTGAGGCTCCTCTTGCTCATCCTGCTCATCTTCTTGTTCTACCTCATCAGAATCGTCTGCTTGCGCTTCGTATTCCTCAGATTCGGCTTCGCTATCGTTGGCTTCGGTTTGAGATTCAGGTTGTTCCTGTTCGGAGCCTTCTTCCCCACCCATAAGACCCAAAATAGCGTCGGCTGCACCACCTACATTCAACTCTGGACTACCGGATTCCGGTGTCGTTCCTTGAGTATCGCTCATCTTTTCTTTCCTAAATTATATCGGGAACCGCCCGAAACGGGTTACAAAATCTTTAACCGCTTCTCCTCAATTAGCTTGTCTGACGCTAACCCTTCGAGATACGTTTCAATCGACTCTATTGCCCTCAACTGACGATAAGCAGACTCTCTAACCTCTACCTGACCATAATCGCTAGTTGCGAACTTGGCAATCTCTTGCGACCGGAGTTCTTCCATCATTTGCTGAAAGTTCTCGTCCTTCAGGAGTATCTCAGCCCAATATGCCTTACTCATTATTGCCCCAATAAGCCAACAGGCATCCGTAGTTCAGTCGGTGACGCAAATGGACTCTGACCACTCGCTTGCCTAGACCGAGCAAACATCTCTGCCTTATCGTAAATCTCGTTAGTCGGTTGACCACCTTGTAGCAGGTAATTAACTTCCTCTTGCGTTAGGGTAGGAACTAGCAACGGATAACTCATGCCCTGATCGTTAGTAGCCGAGATTTCAGTTGAGACACCTTCTGAGCTAGGCAACAGACCAAAGTAACCCTTACCCTTCATCGATAACGGCTCAGACGGACTCTCAGCGTATCTAGCCCCATATGAGGCTATACCCTGCTGAATCATGTCGTGTAGAAGTCCGTTCACGCTGTCAGATTCCCTAGCTCTTTAATAGCCTTCAGGACAATATCAGCCTGTTTAGCTCTCGTATCCTCATCAGCCAAGTCCATCGCTAAAATAGCCTGTAGCTGCTTAACCGCTAACTCAGCCTCACGAATCCGCATATCAGCCTCTTGCTGTTGGGCTTTCATGCTCATTTCCATGCCCTTACGGGTAAACTCAGCCTCTAACGACTGACGCTCTAGGTCTAGCTTCGCAGCCTCAATCTGAGTCTTAGCTTCGGTCTTTTCACGCTCTACCTGAGCCAACATTTGCGCTACTTCAGCCTGTTGATCCGGTGCTGGTGGCTGTGGCTGAGATAACTGCTCGTTCAACTCTGGAGAAATCTCGTTAAGGAAAGCGTTAGCATCCTTGAAACCAGACGCTTCAATCATTCGAGCCAATGTATCTCGGTACTGAGCAACGCTAACCAGCGGATTACTTGCGCCGAACTGAGTCAGAATCTGCTCCTGTTTAGCCATAATCATCTGGAGCATAGCTAGTTTCTGCTCACGATCACCTGAACCCAACCCTACGTTAATGGCTACGTCGTACTGGTTAGTCCAAGTCCGAGGATCAAACGTCACAAACTTGCCACGCATACGGACAATCTTTGCCTGATCCTGATACTTGCCCAATAGGTGCAGAATCCCCTTAAACAGGCTCTTAACGCCTGTCTCAGCAAAGATACGAGCAATCAACTCCAGCTTGCCAGAGTTAGACTTCATCATCGCAGCAATAGCCGTAGCGGAAACATTATTCAGCACGTCAGGATCAAGACCCTGTTGCTGGTCATTAACACCTGTCCGTTTAGCCTGAACCGAGTCCATGTACTCAAGCAATGGGAAAGCCTGAGCCGTTACCGCAGGAACCTCTACCGGCATAATCGCACCAGCAGACTTCATACGGATCAATCCACCCGGAGTAGCATTCAGCGCATCATCCAGATTAACCTGACCCTCAACCACGCCTAGACGAGCATTGTTCGTCAGATACAGGTTATCCAGCATCTGTCTCGTAACAGTAGACTTGATTAGCTGGATGTCCATAGTCCGGTCTGCCAACGACTGACCAAAGAACTTATGCGGAATCGGGATAGGACACAGACTGTGGAACGGAACTAGGTCACATTCCTCGTCATCGAGGATTTCGTTGCCAGAATAGGTAATCTTCCGTAGCTCGGCTATACCATCGCCATTAACGTCGATATGGATGTAGCACTCGTAGACCTCAACGACCTGCATCGTGTAGTCAAGGCTGATGTTCTCATCAGGCTGCTCACCCTGAGAAAACCTAGCTACTCGTTCAGGAGTGTACTGAAGGTCATCATAGCTAGGCAAACCTTCCACAATGTCCTTATCGAACCCCATAGCCGTTAGCTCTGAGCGCGTCATCAAACGACGGTGAGCTACGAACGGACTATCCTCAATGGTTCGCGCAGACTTGCTAATCAGAAATTCTTCAGGCGGTACGTTCTCAATCTTCACACAGCCGTACTTCTTAACCGTCTTGACCTTGACCGTGTACATAGGAATCTGAATAGGCATCCCCATCATATCCACGCCACCATCAAGCATCTCAACCTTCTGGCTAGTCACCTCAATACTCGGATCACTCAAGAGCAGAGCTAACTCATCCTCAGTCAGGTTCTTGTAAGTTTCCTTGTTGACATCTTCTTTCGCTTCCCAGTACGCCTTGACTACGCCAACCTTCTGCATCAACGCATCTTTGAACCAGTTGTGCAGGATGATTAAACCGTCATTCTCACGGTAAAAGACCCAATTACAGTAGTCTGTAGCCTGTCGTGATGACTCCTCATCGTCTGGAGTCTGAGGCTCAAAAGATACAATATCCTCGGTAGTCGTAAAGACTCGGATAAGTTGCGGTAACGCTCCGTCAATAGCTTCTGCTACCTCGCCGGTAACAATCTGGCTACGACCTTCTACCTCGTTGCCATAGGGATAACGCAGGTAATACTCTAGTGCCTTAGCACGTTGGTCGGTAGTCTCGGTATCGACATAGCCAATCGCATTGTCGATTTCATTCTCAAGAATACTCTTGATCTGCCCTTCGTCCATCTTCATAGCAAACCCCTAAGTTTTGCTCATTATACAATCCATTTAGTCGAAATTGGCAACGATGTCTGCCATGAAGTATCTGTCTCGTCAAGACCAATCGCTAGGTATCTAAAAGCGTCTGAGTAATGGCTAGACCAGTCATGCAAAGGCTTCTCATAGAATATCTGTCTACGCTCATCATGCTCTCGACGGTAGTTCCGTAGCGCATCTAGTCCGTTCTTTGTTCTCGGATTGAACCAGCATCTCGGCAACATACGTCGCACAGCCTGTATCCCGTCGGCAACGCTAAGTCTCGGAGCGACTGTGATGCTAAGTCCAGCTTCCTCCAGCACTTCCTTACGGCTCTTGCCTGTTCCGAGTTCTCTAACTTGTACGTCATGGGGCAGGATTTGGTCAAACTTCCCATAGTCGTTATCCTTCAACCAGCCGACATACCAGTCTAGACCTACCCCGTGATTCTCTACGCAGTCGATAAGTCGGACTTCCTTCCCTGCCAACTGAGCAATCCATATCGCAGTCGAATCGCCCATTCCCAAATCCCAAGCAGCGAAGCTACGGCACAGACCGTCAGTAGGAAAGTCGCTAACACGACCATTGCTCTCAAGATCGTTAATGAGCTTGCCATAGTAAGACCCCTCAACCGCTGCGTTAAAGGAACACTCGAACTCTTGGTTATACCTGTCCTCACCCATCTCTCGATAGGCAGCCTTTAGCTCTGAGTCTAGCAATACTCCGGTCTGGCTAGCCTTGAACTCTAGGAACTTCCAACCTTCCTCAGTCTTAGCTCTGTCGGCTAGAGTGGAGAAATGGTTATTCCCGCGAGGAGTGCCAATGAAGCAAGCCCACCCAAGCCTATCGGCAAGAGCAGGTCTGACGATCTCGTTCCATATTCTCGGATTCTGATCGCCAACTTCGTCGATAACCACGCCATCGAAATACTGACCACGCAAGCTGTCAGGATTGTCAGACCCGTAAAGACTAACCCTACGCCCAAAGAAATCAGCACGAAGCTCAGAGACATTGTAGGTAGCTCCTAGTGGTCTGGTGTACTTCTGAAGGTAATCCCACGCTACTCGTTTGGCTTGTCCATAGGTAGGCGCAATGTAGGCAAATCGTGGGTCTGGCTTGTCGCACTCGATAGCGGACTTGATAAGGTGATTGATTGCGCTAACAGTCTTTCCCATACGACGATGGGCAACCACCACAGTAAAACGATGCTGCTCAATGGCATCATGTATCTCTAGCTGCTGCGCTCTAGGCAGGTAGTCGATAATTAT